AAGATAAAAAGTCGTCTTTGTTTTTATAAAAAATATTTTTAATTTTTTGGGTGGGGTAGCTGGAAGCCTCTGTATAATTAAGAACCCTATTTTTAATAAGGTCATCAAATGGGAGGTCGTTGTCCTCTAAAAAAAATACGGGATCGCAAAAATCAAACTCAGGTATACATGTCGCACCCTCTAGAGAGTTCCTGTGCAAGAAAGAGTCGTAAAATGGCACACATAGCATCAAGTCATTCTCATCCCAGAATGTTTTTAGGGTTTTGAAGTCCATGTTCGGTGCATAATAGAACCCTTCTTTGGCGGCGAAGCTCCAAATTTTTATTAGTCTTTTGTATCCTTTTGTATTCTTGGCAAAAATAATATACTTGCAGCGAGACTTGAGAGCCTCCTCGTCCTTCTCATCAATATCACACAGGAAGTTCAACCTAAGTCCAAAGTTGAGTTTTATTTTGTTGTCTTTGCTGTTTCGGTAAGCTTCCAAGAAGCCACCGAAAGAATCCTCAACAAGAAAAAGTTCGTTTATTTTATTCTCTAAAAGAATATCAAAGATAGAGACGGGAGAGTCTGGGACAACATCCCCCGGAGGGTTAAGAGTAAGGATAGACCGGCCCAAAGAGTAGTGGGATTTAAATATCGGTATAACGTCGGTCACAGTGATAGTATACTACATACTTGTCTTTTGTCAAGCAAATTTTGGGCATCCTTTATAGGTCATCTTGACCAACTTTTCTCCTTTTTTCGGCTTTAAATCTTCTTGGTTTAAGCTGGTCTTCCTGACCTTATCCTCTGAATCTTTTATCGCGTAATAGACACGGCCAAATTTGTACGGACAGGCCCACATTTCAGTTCCATCTTTTTTGAGGTGGCCCTCGTACCTAGCGAAGCCGCAATTGAGGCAACCACCCCAGCCACCGTCAGACGGTTTTGGGTTGTCCGCCGCGAAGTTAGAGACTGCATCCTCCTTATCGTAGCCTATAAGCTTCTTGTAATATTCTTCAAGGTAAGCCTCGAAGCCTTTGAGAGCATCATCACTGAACTCCAACTGCTGTATGGTGGCCTTCGGGAAACGCAAGAAAACAAACTTAACTATAGGTTTAAGCTTGGGCCAAAGTTTTTTTGCTGCCAAGCTGTACATCATGGCTTGAATATTTGAGTTTAGATCATCGCCTTTGAATTTTTGCTTACTGGTTTTATAGTCATGGATTTCAACTACCTTTTCTTTTTTAAAGATGGCTATCTTGTCCATCAGGCCATATACTCTGTAGTCGTAATCCTCGCCCGAAATATCAAAATCAAATTCTGGCTCTAGGAGTTCGGAGCATCCGTCAACATAGAAATCCTCATTAAGGCCAACCAGAATCATCTTGTTCATTAGATGGTAGTGATCTTCGCTTAGGTTATACTTTTCAATCCCATCGAGCATGTATTTTTCGGCTAGAGTAGATGCTTCAAAAGTTTTATTTGCAACTACCAAGTCGTAGTGCTCTTTATTTTCTGGAAGTTGTAGAATTTCAAAAAGCCCGTGACATATACTGCCCATTGCCAAAGCATCGCTGGGTGGCTGGGGAATTTTAAGATGATAATTACACCAATAGGCCCAAGAGCAAGCCTCCATGGACTTGATCCTTGACGCGGATAAATAATTTCCTTTGGGTCTGTTACGCATAATTAACCAAGGAAGATCGCCATTGTCTAATTTCTATTTCGGACATCTCCCCAAAGTCATTCTTAGTAGGTAACACCACCTGAATTTGGTTCGGGTCAAAATGAAGATATAATTTTTGAGCGGCTTCTTTAGCCGCCCTGTTGCCAGCACCGTTTACCGTATCATCATTGTTGAATGAAATAAAAATTTTCTTTACGTCTAGCTTAATTAAGAGGGTTGTTATTGCCTTGCTCACAGTAAGGCCAAAAGTAACAATCACGTTTTCGATTCCAGCGTTCCACAAAGCAAGCATGTCACCAATGCTTTCGACAAGGATTATTTCTTGCTCTGACTGTATTTGTTTTAGGTTATATTTGACAGGAAAACACCAGTTAGACACTGATCCTATGTGTTTCCACTTTGCAATTTTGAAATCTTCAGGTATTTCATTTACGTATCTACCGCTGAATCCAACTATTTCATCCCTAGAATTAAAAATAGGAAAGACATATCGATTTTTCATCTGGCCCACTAACGCCACGCCCCCTTTGAAGGTCTCTGTGGTTTCAATTGAAATGCCCCGCGCCTCCCAATAAGAATGATCTTTGTCTAACTTAAGAAGCAATTCCTTGGGATATTTTTTTATAGAATCTAATTTCGGTTTAGGTTGGTTGTTGGCGTAGGACGAACCGCTTGGTAGTCTAGACTTAATCCATTCTTTTGTTTCTGTTATGTCTTTTTGGCTTAATGAAATTCGTACAAGCTCTTCGAACTTTCCGCCGCGTCTTTCTTTGTGGTCATACCAAACGCCAGAATCTTTATCTATTGAGAGTACGTCAGGACTATCTGAGTCACGGTAGAGGGGCTTTGTCCTGAAGCTGTTACCCCTATCAAGCAACTCGTAACCGATCTCCACTAAAATATCTTCTATTTTTTCGCTTATCATAAGAGTTCTCCATCGTTGGTGTTTCTATCCTCTGAACTTAATTGCATCCTTTCTTCTTCTGCTATGTCGTGGAGGGTTCCTCTTTCTTCCACGTTAAAGTTTTGAATTTCAAGGTTGATGTAATTCTTGTAAAGTTTTAGGTTGCCATTCGGGTCTCTTCTCCTAACTAGGTCGTGATGGCCCGTGGCGTAGCGACCTTGGTATCTTGCTTTTAGATTGGCAAGCAGGTGGCTTCCTCTTTCTTCGCCGTCCCATTGAATCTCTTCTGTAGTTTTACGAGCCAAGAAAAAAGTGAAATCAGAGAACCATTGAACTCGATCAGATGAAGCGATCACCCGGGAATCAATGTCGTCGCCAAGCTTCCTTCCTTCACCACCTCGATTAGATTGCATGGCTACAATAAGGGGGATTTCGAGTTCTACGGCGAGGCGTTTAAGCATTTTAATTTTCTGCCCCATTATTTGCCATTCGGCCCAGTTATTTGATGTTCTGTCGCTGCCTATCTCAAGGAAATCAAAAGCTATAATGCAGGGCTTGTCTCTTCCAACTTCGGACAGCTTCCACTTTCTCGCGATTGAGCAAATTTCGTCAATATTTTTTTCTCCTACGTGATAATGGTGGACTAGTTTTTTCTTTAGATATTCTTTAACTTTTTTAAAGCCCTCGTTAGTTTTTTTATGAAGCTCCTTATTCAGGCTCCACTTACCAGTCTCAAGATACCACATAGGAACATTGCTGATAGAAGAGAACATACGCATCTCCACGTCCTGCGTCGGCATTTCTGTATCCAATATGAGAGTTTTGGTTCCGTTAAGCTCTCCAGTTTTTCTGGCTAGATCGCTGATAAAGGTTGTTTTACCGTTCTCTGGGCGAGCAACTATTGTATAGAGACATTTTGATCTTAATCCTCCAAACAATCTGTTGAAATTTTCGTAAGGAACTTGAAGCCCCACTTCCTCTGTTGGATTGCTGGCCCTTAGTTCGAGCTCTTCGATAATGCCATCCAGTAGGACTCTCGGTTTTTGGTCCAAGGAGTAGAATTCGTTTACATTCTCAGCATAAAGCCCGTCGCACTCAGCCAATACCGATGAGATGGGATTGTCTAGGGTCTTCCCGAGGTGGGCTATGATCTTACCCGCGTTCCTTTCTATGTCTCTTCTGATTTTCTTGTCTTTCAGGTCTAGAGCAGCTTGAACGGTGGCTTTGGGTGATATCTGGGTCCACGAAATAGATTCTACATAATCGAAAATATTAAGATCATCCTTGAAAGAAATTCCAAGATTCTTAATCTTCTGGGCAACTGTGACCGTATCTATCTCCCCTCCCTCATCAGCAATATTCTTAAGACACGAAAAAATTGTAGAATGAACGTCTGAATAAAAATCTTTACTTGAAATGACTACATCAATATCTGCAAAAGTTCGAGGGTTCTTGATTATCCCCCCTAACACATGTTTTTCTGTCTGATACGAGTATAATTTCGTCATATCTTAACTCCGCATTTGTCCTCTATCAGCTGGCGACTAAGTAGGGGCACTTCTTTTTCTTCTATTTCTATTACTTCAAAGTCGTTTGATTCCAGCCAGTCAAGCTTTTTACAATCTCTTTTTATAGACTGTAGAAATTTTTGTCTAGAGCCACCGTGAAAGAATTTATTGAAAGAGGAGTGTTGCCTCCCGTTTACTTCAACCGCAATCTTTTTCGTTGCGTTAAGTATATCTACCTTGAGCCTTGTTCCGTACACGGGGAACTCCTCATAGACAATGTGATTCTTCCAGAACTTCTTTAAAAATTGTTTTGTTCTAAATTGTATTTTTGATCTCGATTTTTTATCCCAATCAATAAGATATTTGCTTACATTTCTACTAACCAATCTACCCGTTATATTACGTAACCTCATAAAAGTTTCTTAAATTTTTCTACTAGGAATTTTGTAACTTTTTTATTGCCCTCAAGACAGGAAATCAAATTGCTCATTCCTTGGTGCTTCGGCTTAAAATCTGGGTCTCCAATCTCTTCAATAAGTTCTTTGTCAAACTCAAACCAACCAGCGGCTTTTTTCTTAACGAACTCGAACTGGAGGCAAAGGTTTATTAGTTCGTACTCGATCCAGATAGAGCCCCCTCTTTCTCCATACTTTATGGGCACGTCTACAATTTGACCTGTCTTTTCATTTCGGGTTTTAGTAAACCTTAAAGAACAATAATGCCCGATTCTTTTTCCCTTGGCATCTATTGATGACCCGCTTGGGTTCTCCCATATGTAAAGATTAGTCCACAGGGGTTTAATCTCCGCAATTAA